CACCATCATTTAAAGAAGTAATGGATAAAAGTTCCATATTAGACACTGAAGTAGATGGTGTAAAAACAAAAGTAAGATTTAAATATGCAGTAAGACCTGGTCGTCCTGCAATTTTAACAACATCAAGACAATTTTGTAAGGATATGATGAATGCAAATGCAATTTATCGTCTTGAAGATATTAACAAGATTAATAATGGTTTTGCTGCGAAATATGGTAAATCAAGTCCATCTGATTGGGGTAATACTTTCTTCAGGTTTGGCGGTCCCAATTGCGGTCATATTTGGATTAAATTAACTTATCAGGAAATATTTAAGGATAACAAAAAAGTTAAAGACCAATTGATTGACACAGAAAGTAGGGATGATGCAGCACTTATTGCAGGTACAAATATGAATGATAAGACATTAGCAAACCCATCACCAAATACACCAAAACGTGCAGGTTTAGGTCAGTTTTCAGCACAGCAATTAGAAAAGTTTGCAGAGGAACAAAAAAAGAAACAGCTGATTGCAGGACCAATACTTATCCCTGACAAAATGATTTATCGTTTTGATAAAAATAGTATGGAGGAATATTACTGCTATTTTACAAAAGACACAACAGAAAAAATTGCATATAAGTATTTGAGGGATAAAAACCAATCAAATATCAATTTAGAACACAACCCAAATAAAACTCTTGATGATGTATCACTTGTTGAAAGTTGGATAGTTACCGACCCTGAAAATGACAAATCAAATCAATTTGGTTATTCATTACCTGAGGGTACGTGGTTTGGTATCGTACAAGTAAAAGACAAGGATGTATTTGAAAAATATGTTGAAAGCGGTCAAACCCGTGGATTTTCCCTTGAAGGATTTTTTGAAAGTAAATTAGTTAAGTTCAATAACTCCAAAATTGATATAGATACATATATATTATCAGAAATAGAAAAATTAATTAGTGATTAATATGACCCCAACTCAAAAATTACAACAGATTAAGAATTGGTTATTCAGCTTTGAAAAGAACCACAAGTTCGCAAGATACAAAGGTGAGGACAATTCTGAATATGAAATAGACGGTGAAATTGCTGTCGGTAAAGAAGTTTATAAGATAATGGAAGATGGTAAGACCGAAATGATGAAAGAAGGAAAATTTGCAATTGCAGGTAAAGTACTTGAAGTAGTTGATGGTGTTATCAAAGACGTTATATCTGGTAACAGAGTTATAGACGAAGAAATAAATAATAAAACTAAAAATGAAGAAATGAGTGAAAATCAAAAGTTTGTAACAGATGCTTTGTTAGATGACACACAAGTTTCAATTTCAGGTGACGAAATTAAAGTAGGTGCTGATTTAAAAATCGTTAAAGACGGTCAAGAATTATTACCACCTGCAGGTGAACACGAGTTAAAATCGGGTGTAATAGTAGTCGTAGATGATGCAGGTAAAATTACGGAAGTAAAACCTGTTGAACCTAAAGTTGAAGTTGAAATTGAAGCAGCAGAAATGAAACCTTTAGAAGAAGTAAAAGACAAAGGTGTAAAGGATGTTGAAGAAATGATGAAGCAAGTTATGGAAGCCGTTACTGAAATGAAACAGAAAATGGCTGATATGGAAAAGAAACAAGTAAAAATGGGTGAGGAATTTTCTGCGTTCAAAAAAGAACCAGCAGCTGAACCCCTAAAAAGAAACTCTGTGTCAAATGAAAAGTTTGGTAGCAGTGTTAATTCACGTGTTCATTTAATTGAACAATTGAAGGGTAATATATTTTAATAAACAAAAACAAATAAAAAATAAAAATTAAAAAATGAGTAACTTAAAAAAATACAACTTTGATTTTGACTTATCAGGTCTTCAAAGTTATACAGAACAAAAGACAAGTTCTTTGATTAGTGAAACAATTTTGACAGGTGATTTTGCATCACACGTACAAGTTGTTCCAAATGTGAAGGGTGTTCAAGAATTGAACGTACTTTCAAGTTCATTAGTAGCACAAGCAGGTGGTTGCGGATGGGACCCAAATACAGGTAACACAACAACTTACACACAAAAATCAATAACATCAGTAAAGAAGCAATATCAAGAAGCATTATGTGCTGACGACTTAGAAGGATATTGGTTACAAACTTTATTGAAACCAGGTCAATACTATGAAAATGTAAATGACGTACCATTTGTTGAGTACTTAGTAAATTACAAAGTAGAACAAGTTAAAGAAGCAGTTGAATTATTATTGTTTTCTGCAACTTCAGGTGCTACAGGTTTTGATGGTTTCAAAGCATTAACAGGTACAGGTTATACAGGTGATAACGTTACATACGTAGCAGCAGCATCAGGTGTAACTGCAGCAAATATTGGTGACAGTATTGATTTAATGTTGGCTGAAGGTGAAGATTATTTATTGGCAGCAAAGGACGCTGCTATATTTATGTCGTGGTCTTCTTTCAATAAATATACCCAGTGGCTTAGAAATAAAAACTATTTCTATTTTGCACCAGGAAATGGTCAAGAAATTATAATGCACCCTGGTTCTATGGTGCAGGTTATCCCAACACACGGTTTGGTTAATTCAAACAGAATTTTTATTGGTAAAAAATCTAATTTCTTTATCGGTACAGATTTAGTTTCAGATTACTCACAATTCAAAATGTGGTACTCTATGGACAATCAAGAAGTAAGAATGAAGTGTCAATTTAGAATTGGCGCACAAACTGGTGTAGACCAAATCATTTCAAACGGTTTAGCATAATCTATTCCTCCTATAAAAAACAGGTGGGTGAAAGTCCCACCAAATTTTAATAAACAGAAAAAACTAAATATAATATAAAATGTCTAATTGCAGTGTGACAACAGCGTATAATTTGGGTTGCAAAAGTGGTGTGGGCGGTATCCGTTCATTATACATTTTTTCAGCACCAATCACAGGTATAACATACTCAGGTGAAAGTACAAACGCAGAAATTATTACAGATATTGCAGGTAGTGGAAATTTAGTTGAGTTTGAATTATACAGAGGTGGAAGTAATTTCACTGAAGCTATGGCAGCAGACCCTGCTGCAGGTACAGTAGTTTATACTCAAACTATTACAGCATTATTCCGTGATATGAACGCACAATTGCGTAACCAATTTGCATTACTTGCAAAGAGTGGTACAGTACAAGCAATTGTAAGAACTAATGAAGATGATTATTTACTATTTGGTGCAGATTTTGATGGTGGCGACGCTACAGCGGTAAACCTTTCTTCAGGGACCGCATATACGGACAGGGTTGGGTACGACGTGACTTTGACCTTTTTACAGAAAAATCCAGCACATTATGTAAATGTTTCAGCAAATACAACAGCAGGTTGGGATGCAGTATTAACTGGTATTTCAGCAGTGTTAGCAGGTGCTTAATATAAACACAAATTAAATATGGGTAGAGTGGATAACTCTGCCCTTTTTTTTAAGAATGTTAAATCTATTACAGAATAATCAAAATAATGTTAATGTAACGGTTAGTAATGAAAGTGAGTTATCTAATCCGACATATTTGTGGTGTTTAACACATTTAGAAACGAGGGAAAAAACTTATTTTATTCCCACAAATATTTCATCACCTCACGCATTACGTTTTGATACTTTTACATTTAATGCAAATAATTACATACCTGAAGTTTATACAGGTTTAACTTGTAATATACATTTAGCACAAGGTCAATATCAATATACGATATACGACCAGGTTAGTCAAACAAATTTAAATCCTGCATATTCCAATTCAGTAGTTGAAAATGGTTTAGCGTGGGTACAACAAAGTGAGGTATGTTACGAAACATACATAACAGATAATGATGATGCAGAGGCAGTAGTTTATTACAATCCTGGTGTTTGTTTCATTCCGTGGAATGAAGTAAATGTCAATTGGGAAGAAGCTGCGTGGGAATGGGAAGAAACACCAATATTAAATTAGAAAAAAATTAAATAGTCATATGAGTGCATTAACGGGTAATAACATCCAAAATACATATCAAGGTTTAGTTAAACTTGCAAACTCAACAACAGGTGTTACATCTGTAACACAATCATTACAAGACGGATTGGGAAACAATTTACCAATTCAAGTTTCAGATGATACTGTTAATATAAGTGGTTCATTATTAGTTAATGGATTACCAATAGAATTTACTAATACAGGTTCATTTGCAACAACAGGTTCAAATGTATTTATCGGTAATCAAGTAGTAACAGGTTCAATAAATATTACAGGACAATATCTTGTTAATGGTACTGCTTTATCAAGTGGAACATCAGGTACAAGTGGTATAAATGGAACTAGTGGAACATCAGGTTCAAATGGTAGTTCAGGTTCTTCAGGTACAAGTGGCACTTCAGGAAGTTCAGGTAGTAGTGGTTCATCAGGAACTAGTGGAACATCAGGTAGTAGTGGTTCATCAGGAACGAGTGGTACCTCAGGTTCATCAGGTTCATCAGGAAGCACAGGTACTAGTGGAACATCAGGTACTTCAGGAACGTCAGGTTCAAGTGGTTCAAGTGGAACGTCAGGTAGTAACGGAAGTTCAGGTACCTCAGGAACAAGTGGTAGTAATGGTTCGTCAGGAACATCAGGTACATCAGGAAGTTCAGGTAGTAATGGTTCGTCAGGAACAAGTGGAACTTCAGGAACGAGTGGTACAAGTGGTTCATCAGGTTCTTCAGGTATTAATGGTGACAAATATAGAGTTACAGTAACAGGACAAACATTTACATTAGGTAATGCAGGTTCATTTAATATTGGATTAGTTTATGGTTATTCACCAGCACAATCAATTATTGTTGTATATGACGTAAATAATTTTCAAGAGTGTGAGGTAATATCTTACAATACAGGTACAGGTTTATTATCATTTGCAGCACCAACAAGAACAGTAGGTTCAGGAACATATACAAATTGGACTATAAACTTAGATGGTGCATCAGGTGGTGACGGTTCATCAGGAACATCAGGTACGTCAGGTACATCAGGTACGAGTGGAAGTAATGGTAGTTCAGGTACCTCAGGAACAAGTGGTAGTGATGGTTCAAGTGGTACATCAGGTACAAGTGGAACAAGCGGTTCAAATGGTTCAAGTGGAACATCAGGTTCATCAGGAAGTAGCGGTACAAGTGGTTCATCAGGTTCTTCAGGTACAAGTGGAACATCAGGTTCAAGCGGTTCATCAGGAACGAGTGGTACAACAGGTACTTCAGGTACTTCAGGAACATCAGGTTCAAATGGTAGTAGTGGAACATCAGGTTCAAATGGTAGTAGTGGTACTTCAGGTACATCAGGTACTAGTGGAACTGCAGGAACAAGTGGAACTTCAGGTGCATCAGGTGGTGCGCCATATAGATTTAACACAACAACAAATATTGGTAATGTTAATGATGGACAATTAGCATATAATAATGTTAATATTTCAAGTGTAACAAGATTGTTTATTGCAAATGAAGATAGAAATGGTGAACAATTAAATACGTGGATTGAAAGTTGGGATGATAGTACAACAACAAGTAATAGAGGACAGATAATGATTGTTAGTAGAACAACAGGTGACATTACAAATATATTTAA